CTAAAAATAAGATAACTATGGAAAAGGAAGAGAAACAGATGCAGCTTATCCGCGAGCTGCTTATATCATTTGGTGAGGATCCTGACCGTGAGGGGCTTGTCGGCACACCTGACCGTATCGTCCGCATGTGGAAGGAGATACTGCGTGGTTATGACCCTAGACAGAAGCCGAAGATTACGACGTTCACCAATGACGCGCAGTCGGAGGATATCGTGTTCGACAAGGGTGAGTATTATAGTCTCTGCGAGCACCACATGATGCCGTTCTTCGGGAAATACTATTTTGCATATATCCCTGCCAAGGATGGACGGATACTCGGTATAAGCAAGATTGCGAGGGTGGTATCTTATTGCGCTGCACGACTGCAGCTACAGGAGCGTCTGGCGCGTCAGATAGTGGATATGCTTGACGATGCACTTGACGGCAGGCATCAGGGCATGGCTATCGTCATGAAAGGAACCCACCTCTGTAAGACCATGCGGGGAGCGAAGGCCAACGGACAGATGACGGTAGCCCATCTATCAGGACTCTTCAAGAGTAATGACGAGGTACGCAGGGAGTTCTATAAACTTGTCGATTTACAGGAATAAACCCGTTTTAACGCGAGAAAATGCAAAAGATGATAAATTATATTATTCTGAAAAGATATCGCGTTAGAATTAAAATAAAGGATAAATAACTATGGCAAAGTACACAGAAGCTGCACCCATCATCCTCGCCGAGCTGGAGAAGGGAGCGACGCAGAAGGAAGCAGCGGAGAAGGCATGCATCAATATCGACACATTCTATGAGTGGATGAAGAGCAAAACCGAATTTTCCGACGCCGTAAGACGCGCGAAAGAAAACGCGAGGCTCAACGCTGTGGCTTCCGTGGAGCGTTCCCTGCTAGAGCTGGCGCAGGGCTTTGAGTATGAGGAGGTGCGCACGGAATATGAGAGCAAGCACAATCCTAACTCTGGGCAGTATGAGCCAGTCATCAAGAAGCAGGTGCGCACGAAGAAACGTATCGTGGCGAGTGTGGAGGCTATTAAGTTCTTCCTCACCAACAAGGCACCTGAAGAGTGGAAGAACCGCATCGAGCAGACGAACCTCGGCAATGTGCAGACGAATGTCAATATACGGCATATCGGTGTAGCTGGCGATGAGATATTCCCTAGTAGTGAGGATGAAGTGGATGCAGAGAGATGATCTATGGATGTTTTGAAGGAATTTATCGAGGTAACAGCCCAATATGACGGGAGGAAGGCTTGTATCAGGGCTGCTTGTATCGAAAGTGTAACGGATAATGCGGAGCAGAAGGATGGTGAAAGTATTCGTCTGGAATGCCGTACAATTCATTATGCTGGCCGAAGCATCAATGTCATAGAATCGTATGAGGAAATTATCGATATGATATATAAAGCAGAAATGTAGGACGGATATGGCAGTAGATGTTGAAAAAGACAGAAAAGGCGGTGCATACATCGTGAGTCATCTGCGGTGCGGTTACCATGAGTATATATGGCTGAGTAATGAAGAACTGAAAGAGTTGCGTGGGAAACTTGATGAGATGGAATTATGATAGCAGATGTAAATGACCTTTTTACGGTTCTCCCGTTGTATACGGCGAATGCGATGGCAAAGGAGCGAGTCATCGTGAACCAGGGCGGCACGTCATCTGGCAAGACATACAGCATCATGCAGCTGCTGTTCGTGCTTGGGATGAGTGAGCCAAGGCAGGTGATAACGGTCGTTGGTCAGGATGTGCCGAACTTGAAGAAGGGTGCGTACCGTGATGCGAAGACTATCCTCGCCGGTTCCCCGCTGTTGCAGCAGTGGTGGCCTGTCATCAATGAGGGTGAGCGTATCATCAAGTGCACGAACGGTTCTCTGATAGAGTTCACCAGCTATAAGGATGCGCAGGATGCCAAGAGTGGTAAGCGCGACTATCTGTTCATCAACGAGGCGAACGGCATCAGTTATGAGATATATTGGCAGCTGGCCATCCGCACACGTAAGCAGATATTCATCGATTACAACCCGTCTGCGAGGTTCTGGGTGCATGATGAGTTGATAGGCAGGGAAGGTGTCAGGCTGATAATATCCGACCATCGAAAGAACGCATATCTGTCGGATGAGGAGCATGAGCGTATCGAGTGCATTGCGGATGATGAGTTATGGAAGGTGTATGCCAGAGGTCTTACGGGCATGATACAGGGCTTGGTGCTGACGAACTGGGATATTTGCGATGCGTTGCCTCCGATGGAGGAATGGAAGATATCATGCTATGGTCTGGACTTCGGCTTTACGAATGACCCGAGTGCGCTGGAGCATGTCATCGAGGCGCATGGAGACCTGTGGATAGACGAGAAGATATACAGCACGGGACTGACGAATCCCGATATAGCGCAGAAGGCAGAGACAGGAGGAGTGACACGCAACGACCTCATCATTGCCGACTGCGCGGAGCCGAAGAGCATCAGGGAGCTGCAGGCGCAGGGTCTGTGGGTGCAGCCGTCACCGAAGGGTGCGGACAGCATCATATCGGGATTGGATATCCTGAAGCGTTACAGAATGCACGTCACAAGAAGATCTCTAGGCATCTTGCAGAACCTGCGCAGTTATATGTGGGACAAGGATCGTGACGGCAATCCCACGAATAAGCCGGAGGACAGAAACAACCATGGCATCGATGCCGTGAGATATGTGGCCTTGGCAAAGCTGGCACAGCGCAGGGAGGTGCGCGGAGTAAGGAGACGGAACTGAGTTGGGATGCCCGAAGCTGGCGGCGGCCATGTGGGAGTAGCTCTATTTTCCTCAATGATTGTTTTAGTATAGTAGTGGTTATTGTTATTTTTTTTTAAAGGCATTTCCAATTCACTTTGTTTTTATAGATTGATTTATTTGTTTTCCGCTGCCGTCCGTGAGGATAGTAGCGGTTTTTTTAGTTAAAGAAACGTAAAAGATAAAGGAAATGAATACAATATGTAAAGATAATCCTTATCTTTGCCATCGAAAATCTTATATAACAGTGGGTTAGTTATAGTAACTAGTTGGAATTATTAACTCAAAAATCAAGAATTATGCAACTTTGTGCTTGTCCGGCAGCTACGGCTCTGACCACGATTCCCGCCGTGGGCTGCTCTGAAACTTTTGGTCAGATTCAGAAGGTGGCATTCATGCGTTTGAAGAAGGCTGATGGTACGGCCAACAGCTTCGTGGAAGGCGCAGCCACAGGTATTGACAAGTTAGCCGCATGGACGGCGAAGATGGCTCTTACTGACGGAGGAAAGGTCGTAGTAAGCCCGTATATCCAGGCACCCACGCAGGAGGCAGGCGAAGCCCGCACCTTCGGAGGCGGCAACGAGACACTGGGCGGTGTGGAGATCGTCATCGGACGCAACCCGTCATCGTTCTCTGGTGTCATGCGTGCCGTGCCACAGAGTGTCATCAAGGTGATGAAGGCATTGCAATGCGAGGCACAGGGCGATAACCTCGGTGTCATCCTCTTTGACGAGAACGGCAATATCGAGGCCGTCGAGGACACCACAACCACTGGCACGTTCTATCCCATCCCCATCCGCAGCCTGTTCATCGGTGACAAGTCGCACGGCGGTCTGGAGGCACCCGACTCCAATGCCATCAGCTGGACGTTCCTCCCGAACTACAGCGATGATTTGAAGATCGTTGCCCCGTCAGACTTCAATCCGCTGACAGACCTCGTTCCCGCAACCTAAAAGCAGAAGGTCATGGCAAAGGTTACGAGGGTAGCCCTCGCCACGGTGAATGAGGGCATAGAGATGGATTTCGACATCGACCACGCGGAGCGTATCCTTGCGATACCTAACAGCGGGTGGATGTTGCCGAAGGGTTCAGATTACGAATTGAAGGATGGCATTATCAGTCGAAGACATAAGAAGGAAAGCAAGTGAGCAGCGCAAGCGCAGGATGATCCAGCTGGCGGTGCTTCATCAGAACCGTATCCGCTTCCATGCGGAGGCGGTGCCTTCCACTCCTGCGCTGGCATCATGGACGTACAGAGGCCGCAAGGCCAATGCTGTGCAGATGCTCGGCGGAAGGGAGGGTGTCGCACAGGCAATGACGGACTTCATGGCGATGGTCGAGAACCTCATCCCGCATGACAAGTTCCAGATCTTCAAGACGCTGTTCCGATTCCCCGTGAAGACGAACGAGGTGCTGGCGGTCTGTTTCGACAAGCTGAGCCGTATCTTTGACGGACGCGACCCTGCTTTCAGCTATCAGTTCGCAAGCACGGAGGAACGTGATGATTGGGAATGGTACAGGCAGGAGATGCTCGGAGAGCAGCAGGTATGGCAGACAAAGGGCTGGGATTATTTCAAGACGCAGATAAACAGCGTGCTTGTGGTAGACCTGCCCGAGGAGCAGAGAGACAGATTGCCTGAGCCTTATTTCTACTGGCTGCCCATCCGTGACGTGATGGACTTTGAGGCTGATGACGAGGGTAGGATGAAGTGGATCATCTTCCGTCAGGATGATGACAAGGTAGCCGTCATCGATGATGAGAGCTATCGCCTGTTCCGAGGTGAGAACGGAACGGTCGGAGAACTGATAAGGGAGGCACCGCATAACCTCGGATATTGCCCTGCGAGGTTCTTCTGGAACGAGCCGATGTCATTGGAGCAGAGGGATATCAAGGCGAGCCCTGTGACGAAGGAGCTGGACAACCTCGACTGGTATCTGTTCTACTCGATATCGAAGCGTCATCTGGATATGTACGGCTCCTATCCCATCTATTGGGGATATGAGCAGTCTTGCGACTTCCACAATGATGAGACGGGTGACTATTGCGACGGCGGATTCCTGAAGGATAAGCACGGACACTATCAGTATGACAATAACGGTATCGTCATCCCGTGTCCCGTCTGTTCCAAGAAGCATATCGCTGGTGCGGGTTCGTTTGTCGAGGTTCCCGTACCCATCGATGGACAGCCCGACTTGAGCAATCCAGTGGGTATGCTGTCTGTAGACCGTAACAGTCTGGACTTCACGAAGGATGAGGAGGCAAGGTTGCGCACGGATATCATCACGGCCATCGTGGGAACGAATGAGGAGATCACGACACGCGATGCGCTGAACGAGCAGCAGATAAAGGCGAACTTCGAAAGCCAGTCAACCGTATTGAAGCGGGTCAAGAAAGGATTTGAGGAGGCGCAGCTGTTCGTGGATG